TGTGTTGGCTAAGTCAGTGCCGTCTGCTACAGCCGCCGCCGCTACTGTTGGGTAAATTGGAACCTGTGCTGTTAAGCCTGGAGTTCCGCTCATGTCGTAATTACGAACAAGAGGTCTAATGATAGTCTTCTCGTTCATTGTGTACAATGCTGATTGTACTATATTTGCGTATAGTTCTGATAGAACGGACGCTTTTGCTTCATCTGCCATGTTATATCTCCTTTAGATTGATAGCATTTAAGTTATACTCTAATCCCTTTGCCTTTCATGATTTCCGCATATTGGGCTCTGTGATTAGGGTTGTTCATATCCAACTTGGATATGTCGTTATCTACCACTGGAGTTTGCTTACCTACGCCTTGTCCTGTACCAGAACCTGTTGGGCCTGCTTGTACAAAGTGTGGATTCGCACTAAGGAACTCTTTAATTAGTGTGTTTGGTGCAATGGGCGAACCATTATCATCATAACGCACTTGACCGTTTTGATCTACTACATCTACTCCACCTGCGTCATTTAATTTGACTTGGTTTTTCAATAGGCTTACTACTTGCTGAGGGTTGATTGCTTTTTGCGTACTTGCCTCATTTAGTAGAGCACCGTCTACCTTGATAGTATGAAGTTCTGATTGGTATTGAGTTAACTTGCCGTTAAACTTCTCAGCCTGTTCTTTCAATAACTTCTCATACTCACCACGTTTTTCAAGTTCTTCTTGTTGACGTAGTTCTTCTTTTTCTACCAAAGTCTTGTAGTGATCTAAATCAACGTTTGAGAATTTCTTTTCAAACTTTGCTTTTTCTCGTGCTACCCTTTCTGCTACAATACGATTTACTTCGTCTTGTGATAAAAGGTTTTCCTTAGTTTCCTGTGTTGCTACCTGTTGTTCTGTAGGAGTAACAGTTGTCTCCGTTTCATTTACCGCTGTATCTTGCGTCATATTTTTTACCTCTTTCAATTTGGTTGAGTTACCACCTGCCCTTTGACAGTACTGTTTGTATTTAGTATTTTTGTATCAAAACCTACTATTTACGGCGCATACCGCCTCTTGTAGATTTCTTTTTCTTATCTTTTTTCTTTTTTCCGCCTCTTGCTTTAGCCATGTTAGTCTCCTTCTTCTATGTTATCCCAACTTGGGTGTTGATGCCAACCACACTCTTTCATACCTTCAAGTATTTCAGCCCTGCGTGTGCGGCACAAATGGTACAGTTCTAAGAGGTTTTTCCTTGCTCTTCGTCCTGCCGTTTTGTTACTTTTTGTTTCAAACTGATGAAGATTTTCGTTATACTCTGAAAGCAATTCTCTAAAACGTTTTTCATTGCCTTCAATGTAGTATGGAACATCTGCAACATATCTATTCGCCATTACCAAACAACGCACTTAATTCTGGATGGAGAGTAAGTATTTGCTCGTCTGTATAACCTTGACTATACATCTCACGCAAATGACTTATCATCTCATCCACTGATGTTAATGGTCCATGAACCATTGCATCAGGCGCCATAGCCCCCACGCTCTGCTCTTCATATTCTTCTTCAAAAATTGTTTCATAGATCTTGTTGTCAATGTCTTTTAACATACCTGGTGATGTAACTTGTGCTTCTTTAGCCAACTTCAACATATTGATATCGTTAAATTTATCTTGTATTGAGAATGAACGTGAATACTCTACATATCCATCCCATGCTTGACCTTGATACATTGCCCACATACGCCAAATTTGTTCTTCAGCGTGTTCTAAGTTCATTGCAAAGTCTGCCAATTTAGCATTCAACATTTGGAATTCAGTTTGTAATCCAATACCTGACAAACGTCTTGATTCAATTGAACGTATACCACCCAAACAAGCCATTCTATCAATTGAGTCTACCTTGCGTTGCATTGAAGATAGTACTGCTTCAATTGAAGCGCCATTTGGTTGTAGTAGATAAGGTTTTAAGCCTGGATCCATTCCTTGTGGTAGTTGCACTATTGAACCTGCACCTGCACTTGCTTCTGTGTCTACAGTTTTTACAAGAGTAGGATGATTTGTAAGTCTAACAATTTGCTCTACTTCTGATGAAAACTCATACAGTTCTTTTTGTACATCTGCAATGTCACCTATAGCACTAACACCAACTCCTCTGACGTTGCCTCTTTGTGCATAAACACATACCGCAGGTATTCTGCCTAAAGTGTTTGGCATTGACTCATACAATTCACCATGTTTGTCATCTCCGTTTATAATGTAAACGTTGATTTCATCTGGTGTGTATTCTCTAATATATTGTTTTGCTCCAACCACTTCTTCTTTTACTTTTAGATAATTTAAAGTGTAAGCACCATTAGTTTGACGTGTGTATTCCCAATCAAGGACATTATCTGGTGTAAAAATACTTACGTACGGTCTTAGACCTTGTTCTAATTCTTCTGCTCTTGTTGTAACTTGTGTGGTTGGTTTGTCAACTATGACCCAAGCATTACCATATACCATTGTAAGACTGCTTAGGTCTCTAATAAAAGCATCAAAACTTCTACCGTCTAAGTCTGCGTCTTGCATAAACGAATCCAATGGTGCACCTTGCAAACTGCCCATGTCACGTTTTATTGGTCTACGAAATAAGAAACTGTTGTATATTCCTACAACACTTTTTGTATGATTGTCAACTGCCAACATACGTAGGCGTTTCTCATAGTCTTCTCTACTTTCATAGTAGTAGGGTTCTAAATATCTTCCTGCGAAATAATCGTATCCACCTTGGTACGAATCTCCTAAGAACTGCCATCTATTGTAATAATATTTGTAAGCACTATGCGCCTCTAATATCATATCAATGTTGTTACGGCTGTCCCCTTTAATTACTCTATCTCTAATATAGGGCATTATGTCCATCTCCTTGATTGATTGTTGTTACCAGTAAATGCCCAACGTTGTGGTGTAGTTGTGTCAAAGTCTGTTCTTAGTGGGTATAGGAAGTCTACCAAATATCCAACTGCGTCAGCCATATGATCCAATTCTCCATCCTTTTCAATTACGGATGTACCTGGTTTGTAAACCATTTTTTCTAAACTGCTTATGATCTGTTTACATTTTGGATCAATAAACAATGTTCTTGTTTCTTGTGTGTTCTTTAATTTAGCATTCACACTATTAACACGGTCTCTAATTGGCGTGTGGGCATTACGCACTTGTACTTGAAACCCTGCATTTTGTAGTATTGAAATATCTGTTCTACCACCTGCTGATGTTTTTCTTTGTCTACCTGCTGGGTCTGGATACATTACAATCCTTGACTTTGGATATCTACGTTTGATTTCATCACAAACTTCATCTGTGTTTGATCCACGCATACATATTTCATCTATAAAATTTATTGTGTTGCCTTCAATAACACTAATAGCACAACTCATAGGATCAACGTTAAAGTCAATACCTACGTGTACTTCTCTTTTATCAGGTCCACTACAAGCCCTCACTGTTTCATTCCTATCAAAGTTGTAGTAGACCACACCTGAATAAGTTGTAAATGTTGCCAAATACTCTTGTTCAAATGTTCTCTGATCCATATCTCTCTTAGCCGCCTCAATCTCCTTTTCAGGAACTTGCCCTCCGTCTATGGTACGATACGTGAATGAATTCCAATCATCTGTGTCTTTAGCCATTGAATACATTTCATGACTAAATGATCCTACACCTCTTGGTGTGCCTAAGAATAAAGCATGACCATCTTTGTCAGATAGTGTAGGTCTTAAAATTTCTGTCCATGCTCTTGGATCTGTATCTTGAAACTCGTCCATGACAAGGAAGTTCAAACCAACACCACGTAAACTGTCTGGTGAGTCTGCACCTTTCAAACATATCTTAGATCCGTTTTTTAGTCTCATAGTTAGTTCTGCTTCATTTGTTTGTTCAACCCAACGTAGATCCTTGAGTCTACCTTTAAGTTGATCCCAAACAATTCCTTTTGCCATTCTGTAACTTGGTGCCACATACCAAACCAACTGGTTTGAATTCTTTGCGGCAAACCTTGCCAATTCTCTCATTGCCACGTGTGTTTTGCCAAAACGTCTGCCAGTAACCGCTACTCTAAAACGAGCGTCACTTTCGCAAATATCCTTTTGTGCATCACTCAGTGCCATGTATTAATCTTCCCAAGGTAATGGTGCTTTCGCCTCACCGTCTTCAGGTGTATCTCTCATTCCCAGATACTGCTTAGATAAAAAGATTTGTAGCCTTTCTGATCCATCCATTGCCTTAGTGTACATTGCTCTACGCAATGATTGTTTGCCTTCTTGTCTGCCTTGTTCTATTATTTTTGAAAATCTTTTTTTCAGCACTTCAGTTGAAATGCCTACTGCTTCTGCAATTTCTACGTCTGAACACTGAATACACGCCAAGCGAAATACTAAATCTCTATCAATAGTTTTATATTTCTTCTTTGTGATTCTTGG